CGTTTTATTGCGAAGCAAAAGTAATGCCGTACTCGCAGAAAGTCATCGATAGATTTGAAGCAGTTGTTGCTAATCCTCAGAAGCATTCGGTAGGTAGATTAGACCGAAATGATCCCAAGGTTGCGACAGGACTTGCGGGTGCCCCTGCATGTGGTGATGTCATGCAACTACAACTATTATTAGACGATGATGATAGAATCATTGATGTTAAGTTCAAGACCTATGGATGTGGAAGTGCAATTGCATCCTCATCCCTGTTCGTGGATATGATGATGGGTAAGACTGTCGAAGAGGCAAAACTCATCAAAGACAAAGACATTGCGGAGGTATTAGATTTACCCCCAATCAAACTACATTGCAGTGTATTAGCAGAAGATGCTATCAGACAAGCAATGGTAGACTATGAGACAAAGCAAGAAGACGGTTATGCTCATCCTATCTTAGATGCGGATAAAAAAGATGGAACTGACTGATACTGCCATAGTCCATGCCACCAAAAGAACAGGTGGTGAGAATCCTCAGTTCATTAGAGTTGGTGTTACTGGTGGTGGATGTGTTGGATACGAATACTATATAGAGTATGCAACAGAAATTGCCAACAGTGATAAGATTACTGACTATGGACAATTCAAAGTGGTCGTGGATATAGACTCGCAACCATTCTTAGAAGAAGCAACATTAGACTATACCAAAGAAGGAATCAACGAGTTCTTCAAGATAGTCAACCCCAAAGAGACAGCAACCTGTGGATGTGGAGTTTCTATAGGTTTTGCTTGACAAACGCATTTAAGTTTGTTATAATGTCTTAAACAAATCAAGGATTATATTATGAAAGAAGACTATTGTTGCACCTACATGGATCATGTGGTGTGTATATGGTACGGTGACCAAACACCCGAATGGGTTCAAAAACTCTCAAAAGAAACACCAAAAAATAAAATTATCTTCGTACCTTTAGATGGTTCCGATGATAAATACCTCTACCCCGAACGATTTATAATCCAGAACAGGGAAGCATCTCTAATAAACCATTTCTTATGGGAAGAGTTGTTGACCGATGAAGAACAGGATGCTAGGTTGTGGACGATGGTTGGTGAATTTGTTGACAAGGGGAAGCAATATATAATAGAAGATTACGAGTTCTCGCAAGATGAACCATTTTACGAATACAGCAGTGGAAGGGATTGAATGAAAATAGATAAGAAAAAAGATAAGTTATTAGCAGATTATGCAGTTGGAATGTTGAAGGACTTTTATTTGAATGAGAATGAGAATAGTCCTCAAGAAGCATATGCAAGAGCAAGTACAGCATGGAGTACATACAAGGGTGAATTAGATGAAGATCTCGCAGAGAGACTGTATTCGTATGTAAGTAACAAGTGGTTCATGTTCGCATCCCCTGTTTTATCAAACGCACCAAATGGAACTAAGAAAGGTAAGGGTTTACCTATCTCCTGTTTCCTAACCTACGTACCAGACACCTTAGAAGGTCTTATATCGCATAGTAGTGAGTTGAGATGGTTGTCTGTGTTTGGTGGTGGTGTTGGTGGTCACTGGAGTGATGTACGTACCGTATCAGACATTGCACCAGGCCCTATGCCATTCATACACACAGTAGATGCTGATATGATTGCATACCGACAGGGTAAGACTCGTAAAGGATCCTATGCCGCTTATATGGATGTGAGTCATCCAGACATCATTGAATTTCTAAACATGCGTATACCTACAGGTGACGTACAACGTAAAGCACTTAACTTACATAATGCTATCAACATTACCGATGAGTTTATGAATGCTGTTATGGATAACAGTGATTTTGATTTGCGTGATCCCAAAGATCAAGCAGTGAAAGAAAGTGTCAATGCTCGTAAGTTGTGGGAACGTATTTTAGAAACAAGATTCCGTACAGGTGAACCATACCTAAACTTCATTGATACTGCAAACAAGTATCTACCAGAACCATTAAAAGATCTTGGTTTAAAGATTAATGGTAGTAACTTATGCAATGAAATACACTTACCTACATCCGAAGACAGAACCGCAGTATGTTGTCTTTCGTCTTTAAATTTGGAGTATTATGATGATTGGAAAGACACTACTATTGTTCGGGATCTTATCCGCATGTTGGATAACGTCCTCGAATACTTTATTGAACACGCACCCGACTCAATCGAACGTGCTAAGTTCTCTGCGTACCGAGAGAGGTCTATCGGACTTGGAGCAATGGGATTCCATTCTTTGTTACAACATCATGGGGTCGCATGGGAGTCCGAAACCGCAAGGGAAATTAACCGTGTTGTGTTCTCCAGAATTAAATCTGAGGCAGTTGCAGAAACTGAGTTGTTGGCAGAAGAACGTGGGTCGTATCCAGACGGACAGATGTCTGGTCGAAGAAATTCCCACCTTCTTGCTATCGCCCCGAATGCTTCGTCTGGTGTAATACTATCAACCAGTCCATCCATTGAACCATTAAAGGCAAATGCATATACACATCGTACACGTGCAGGATCCTTCTTGGTTAAGAACAAGTATCTGACAAGATTGCTTGATGCAAAGGGTGAGAACAATGAGTCCAACTGGTCATCAATTATTACAAATAAAGGTAGTGTTCAACACCTTCCTTTCCTCACAGAAGGTGAAAAAAGTATATATAAAACAGCACAGGAATTAGATCAGAACTGGGTGGTACAACACGCAGGGGATCGACAACCTTTTATCTGTCAAGGACAGAGTGTAAATATTTTCTTCCCCGCAGGTGCAGATAAGTCTTATGTGAATAGGGTACATATCAAAGCATGGAGTGAAGGTCTCAAGGGTTTATATTATCTACGCACAGAAGCAAAGTCTCGTGCGGAAAACGTCTCAGAAAAAGTAGAACGTGTCGCACTCCAAGAGGATACACGAAACATTGTGTACTCCAAAAAGAATTGCCCGTTCTGTTCCATGGCAATGGAAGAACTGAAGTTGAGAGGAATACCATATGATAAGATAGACCTTGCAGACATTGGTAAAACCGCTGCCGAAGTGACAGGAAGAAAAGTAAAAACCGTCCCTCAAATATACATTGGTGGTAAGTATATTGGTGGATACGAAGAACTAATGAAGCATCTCGAAACACCATTCGAAGATGAGTCAGAAGAATGCAGAGCTTGCGAAGGATAAAAAATGGCACTATTAGATTTTAGTAAAACATATAAACCTTTCCTCTACCCTTGGGCAGTGGAATTGGTAAAGAAACATGAAGAGATCCACTGGGTAGAAGACGAGGCAGAACTCTCGGAAGATATCCAAGACTGGAGAACTAAATTATCAGAAGAAGAAAAAGAATTTGTTACTCAAGTACTGAGGTTGTTCACGCAGTCAGACGTACAGGTAGGGGAGAACTACCACGAGTTATTGATCCCGAAGTTTAAGAACAATGAGATCCGTAACATGCTATCATCATTTGCTAATCGTGAAGGAGTACACCAACGTGCATACGCACTATTGAATGATACTCTGGGATTACCAGATGAAGAACATTCTGCGTTCATGGAATACAAAGAGATGGCAGACAAGATTGACTTCATGAAAGAGGGTAACATCAATACCCATACTGGACTTGCATTAATACTTGCACAGTCTGTATTCAATGAGGGTATGTCTCTGTTCGCATCGTTCGTGATGTTGTTGAACTTCCAACGTTTCGGTAAGATGAAAGGTATGGGAACAATCGTAGAATGGTCTATCCGTGATGAGACTATGCACGTACAAGGTAATGCGAAACTATTCCGTGAGTTCTGTGAAGAGCATCCACGTATTGTTAATGACGAACTCAAGTCTAAGATCTATGAGATGGCAAAGAATGCTGTTAAGTTAGAAGACAGGTTCATTACTCTTGCATATAAGTCTGGTACTATCGAAGGTCTAACTGAAGAAGATGTTAAGCAATACATCCGACACATTGCAGACCGTAGACTATTACAACTGGGTATGAAACCTAAGTTTGGTGTAAAGGACAATCCACTACCGTGGTTGGACTGGGTACTGAACGGTGCATCACACGATAACTTCTTTGAGAAACGTGTCACTGAGTATTCCGTGAATGGAATGGAAGGTGAATGGGGATGGGAAGAGGTCGGCCCTCAACCAGAAACATGTGGTCTTGATGGACAAGGTTGTGTGGCATGAGTGGTAAATACGAGATAGAATGTGGTATATGTGATATAACAACTGTCGTAGAAGTATTGTATGACAATGATCATCCACAGCACTGTCCTATGTGCGGAGAAGATGCCATACCAGAGTTTATTGAAGGAGTTGAGTAATACCTATATACAGGTATGACTTGGCATAAAAACAACTTAATATTCGAACCAACAGAAGACGAACTCGGCAAGTATGTCGGGTTCGTCTATCTTATTACAGAGCGTGATACTGGTAAGAAGTATATCGGTAAGAAATTCTTCTGGAGCAAACGCAGACTCCCACCATTGAAAGGTAAGTCAAGGAAACGCACAGTAGTTAAGGAAAGTGACTGGAAAGACTACTACGGATCCTCAGAGCATCTGAAGGCACTTGTAGAGCAGAAAGGTGGAGATGCATACTACCGTGAGATCCTA